TTAGGGTCTCCAAATCTAACGATAACTACTTTACCGGCTGGGTTTTTTACATAGACACCAAACTTCTTTCTTTCTCCTGGAGTTCGGAAAGGCTTGTTGATAGTAACTGTTTTTCCACCGTATTTTGCTGCTTCGAGGGTTTCCATGCTTGCGATAATACTGAGTTGTCTTTCATCTTCAACGGCTTGTTCGGAGGCTCGGGGATGGGATGAGGGCAATAGGTCGTTGTCTTGCTTGTAATTTGGATTGGAAGGTCTGCCGTTTCGCAGGAGGTAAAGGAAGGCTTTGACTCGTGCAACACCCCAACCGCTTCTTGACATATTAGGAGCGTGACTTGTGCTGAAAGCACCAGCACCCCTACGAAAGACAGATTTCAATGCCCCCATAGAGGCTTTGCTACCTTTGCCTTTTTTATTGTGTTCAGTCATCATTCCACGAATTTTTGATTCGGTTTCTTTGCTCATGCTAATTGATTTGTTGGGTTTCTTTGCCGAGCCTGGTTTGTTTTTCTTTGAACCTTTACGACGCTCGCTTGGTTTAGCGGGTGTTTTTCGTGGGTCATTCTTACCTGGTTTGCCGTACTGCAAAGCCTCTACCGTTTTATCTTTACTCATTTAAATCACTTCTTTTTGACAATTGGTTTTAGTTCTGTTGTTATATTTAGTTTAATTTTTTCCATTTCTTGCTCATGTACTTGCGCAGACTTTTTGATTTCATTTGCGTGTTTCTGAGCAACCTTTTCTAATTCAATACTATGCTCATCCATAGCGGATTTAAGTTCTCGCTCGTGCTTTAACCCAATTGGTATGTTATCAACTTCTTGTGTTTGCTCGGATTCCCACATTCTTAATACTGTTGAAAGAGCTGGACCAGCAACGCCACCTATGATTGCGATAAGTGCTATGAACCCGTCGAGATTTTGTAAAACTACATCGGGTTTCCAAATACCCATACCTACTACTGCTGCACAAGCCATCAACCAAAGATAAATTGCGGGTTTCACAGTACTTGAAACCATTTTGTCGTTAAAACTGTTGCCGTTCTTTCCCATGTTAGCCACCTATATTTGTTTCTGTATATGTCTGCTTGTTTTAACTTATTTGTCATTTGGTTTAGATTCGTTCTCAAATGATTTTTCACGAGGCATAGTTCCTTGCTCAGTTTTTTTAGATTCTTTTCTTGGTTTTTTATCATCCAATAAACCAACAATGTTTAGGGATTGTTCTAACGATAGTATTCCGCTATCAAATCCTTGAACTGCCCTACGCATTCTATTTAGTGGTGTTTCTTCGTCTATTGGTTGGAATTTTAGTATTGGTAAATCATCGTGTTTATGTGGTATTCCCATTAGTTCTAAATGCTTGCCAAATAACTTATGCACTGATTCTGCTAATATACCTTGTAGTCTTGTGATTGCTGATACCGCCCATACATTTGCATTGTAGGTTGCTGCAAAGGTTGAACCTTTTTCTTGGCCGGAAGCAACACGAGGAACATTTAATACAGCTGCAATATCCGCATTAACCGAGTCTAAAAACGATGATGAGTCGGGGATAGCGTTTTGTAAATCAACATGGTTTATCTTGATATAGTCCGGCAAGATTGGTATTTGGTCGCCCTCAAGTGTTTCTAATAATTTGGCAACATCATTCATTATTGTCTGTAATCTTTCTTTTTGTTCGGCTGGGTCTTGTATATGTTCAACCGCTTTCATATCAATACTAATAAATTGTTTAGTTAGGCTATCCTCTAATGCTACCCTATTGTTGATGCTATTGTATTTTGCACGAATAGGTTGTTTTAGTGCGGTAAATCGGGATGCTCCCCATATTCCGTATGTCCAGCGACCTAATCTATCCCTAAACCAATTGGAACGATAGTCAATTTTTATGTGTAGTATTTCGTCTTTTGAAAATACCTGTGTATCAACCTTGTTTTCACGGAACAAATAGTATTCACCACTCATGACGGGATTATCTTCGGTTATGTGTCCGGTATATCCCGATGATGATAATTCTCTAATATCAACTCGTCTGTCCATTATTGTTATCTGTTTTGCTGGTAGGGATTGTATGCCGGTAATACCAATACCCGCTTTTCCTACCAATTTGTTTATGTCATTACCATATACCATTAAATTACGCAAAGCCGATATTAGAATATCGTCAAAGTCTAAATCGTGGATTAGTTTTTTGATAGCGTTACGAATACGGCTATTCTTAGCCATTTTATAGTCTATGTGGTAGTTATTAGCAGTTAATGAAACAGAACGCACAGCACCGTTTAATTCGGGGTCTAATCTAACCATACTATCGAATAGGTCAAATGTTTGGTCATAATTGTCGTATTGTGAACGGGAGCGTGATGAACGCCCCAAATCATCAGTTTGTTTTAATACATCGGATAGACCACCAAAAACCTCCGTTGGTGATGCTTTCCTACCACCTATACCAGTCGGCACTTCAGTGGCAATCACTGGCTTTCTCCTAAACAACCTGCGCAGTCTGGACTCCTTCGCCATGATGTTCAAATATGCCATCGTCTATTTGAATGAATTGGATTAATTCTTTTGTATATATACAAATAAATTAAACGCTATGCTGCGAAGGTATTGGTTATTTTTTATTTTTTCTTCTTATAGGGTTAGGAATAATAATACTGTAATAAGTACTGTAATAATAACTTTCTATATACTATACGCATTAATAAAGAATTTTAAAAAAACGATGACTGAAACATATTTATTTTTTTGTCGTTGGGTCAAAAGAATAAAAAGAAATCAGGATATGTTTATAGTGGGTGTGTTATAACGGACAGATAATGGAACGACACGACGACTATGATAAAATAGAGGAATTGATTGGCGACTATCCAATGTCCGTAAATGGAATGAAAACTAAATTAACGGAAGAATTGCATCGAATATATCCCCATAGGTCGCACAAAGGTTGGGAGGCACTACTATATCGCTATCTAAAATATGTCGATGGTGAAGTACAAAAACAAAATTCGCCAATAGAATATGACAAAGCACCATATCACTACAACAAAGAAACAGATACATACATTACTTTTATAAAATGTGCGGGCGAAAACCTAGTAATATCCGGCGATATGCACCGAGCCATGAAATCATCATACTCTAATATGACAAGCAAGGGAGCAACACTAAACCAAATCGCACGAGAATTTAACTTTCCCCGTCTTTGGTTTGATGAATACCGTCGAAAGCATGGTTGGACTCACGATATGTTGCCATATACAGATGAAGAAGTAATGGAAAGCAACAATGATGAACTTGTCGAAGACCTTGTTCTTAGAAACCGTAGAGAAATACATAAAAAGTATGAAAAAAGAAAGTGGAAGGATATACAAGAGGCAGCTGAAAAGTGGTTTCACTTTGAAGATACTTATAAAGGAATGTTGAGTGGACTAACAAAAGCACCAAAAAGCGTTCCTAAACTCCGAATACCGGAAAGTAAATCCCCTTTTGCGGTAGTTATGTCGCCAACTGACTTTCATTGGGGTAAATATGGTTGGGTTGATGAGGTAGGCGAGTCATATAATTTCAAAGAAGCAAAGAGTAGGTTGATGGATAGGACACAAGAAATAATCTCGTGGCTACCCGCACAACCAGATAAAATAATTTTGGCTTCCGGTAGCGACTGGTTTCATGTTGATAATGACTTAGGGCAAACAACTCGTGGTACACCGCAAGATATGTGCGGTTCGCCTGCTGAGATATTAATTAGTGGTTGTCAATTAGCACGAGAACATATAGACCTTTTACGACAGGTAGCACCTGTGGAGGTTGTCTTTATGGCTGGTAATCACGATAGACATAGCACATTGGCTTTGATGTTGTATTTATCGGCAGCATACGAAGGAGTCAATGATGTTAGCATAAATCTAAATCCACAAATTAGACATTATACCACCTATGGTAATACACTATTAGGTTTTAATCATGGTGATACTATAAAAAAGGCAAAACTACCAACGCTAATGTCAAAAGAACAAAGGGTATTATGGGGTCAAACCGAAAATCATATATGGTTCACCGGTCATTTACACCACCAAGTATTGTATGAGTTAGAAGGTGGGTTAGTAATTCAATTGCCTTCACTAGCCGGACATGACCGATACCACTACCGAGCCGGATATACAACCGCAAAGGCTGGGTTGGCTGCTCACATTATAGATAAAGAATTAGGTTTAATAGGAAGTTTATTTAGTCCGGTGAGGCATCATGGTAACTAAGGGAGTATTATTTTATAAGCACCGTAAATGTAACGAGTGTGGTTGTGAAAAGTATTGTCGTTATACATCGTGTAAAAAATGGTCTAAAGAAGAAAAACGCATGGTTTATTGTGGAACAATGCGGGTAATTAGGTATGGTGATAGTATATGAGTGCAACACAAACATTATCCCTAAAGCGTAGTGCTCGAGACCCAAAGTATTTTTATGAATGGTTAGGTTATTCGTGGGGAGACCATATCGAGGAGTGGATGGATATGTATTCTAATCGTGGTGAAGCAAATGTTCACCGTGTTTGTATTATTGCTCCCCGAGACCACTCGAAGTCCACTACGCTAAGGGTAGCGGTATTATGGTCTTGCTTATTTGAAAGGTGGCGTGATAAACCCTTTACTACTTGGTTGTTTAGTGCAAGCAAAGACCTTGCTAATCGTAGGTTAGAGGAAATTAGGGAAGATATGCGACGACACCCGCAACTTAGAAATCTAATAGACCCAAAGCGAGGAACAAAACATTCTATTCACTTTACTAATGGTTCATGGATTAGAGCAACCGGTGTAGGTGCAGCCATTCGTGGAGAACACCCAGCCCGTATTGTATTTGACGATGTATTAGATGACATGGGAGACCAATCCCCAAGCAACCTACAAAATTGGTTTAGAAAGAAAATAACACCTATGCTTTCACCAGGAACCTCAATCTTCGTTGTTGGAACACCTATGGCTATGACAGACCTATACCATACGGAAATGTTATCAAATGATGTGTGGATAACCACCACTACATCAGCAATTCCCAATTGGGAAGAACATAAAGCCGACCCAACGGTAAAGCCTATTGCTTTATGGGAAGAACAAAGACCGATAGACTTTTTGTTAGAACAAAGACAGGCAATTGGCGATTTAGCATTTACGCAAGAATATCTATGTAAAGTGGTTGATGATGAAGCCCAAGCATTCAAGCGTGAACATACTCGTGCTAATATGAATACCAATGCCGTTATCGAGTGGGATAATAAAGTTCCAGGTAAATACATGATTGGTTTTGACCCATCTCACGGACTAGGTAAAGATTATTCAGTTATGGTAGTACTTAGACAAGATTCGGAGGGATATGTTCACTTTGTCAATATGTGGCGTAGGAATGACTTCGCACCTGATAAACAAGCCGATATGCTAGGTCAATGGTCAAAAACTTTCACCGCCCCTATTTCGGCGGAAGATGTAGGTTTCCAACGACTCTATGAATCATTATTAATACAAAAAGGAATAACGGTGGATTATCGCCAAAGCAAGGTATCTAATCTTTCTTTAAAACAAGCATTGATGAATCGCCTTCGTGTTTGGTTTGAACAAAAAAAGGTAGTGTTCCCTTACGGTGATGATGAAACTAGGCGCATAGTAAATACCTTATTAGAGGAGTTAGATACCCATGTTTGGAAAAGTGGGAACATTGTTGATGTTGGGAGGCATAACGATACAGTTATGGCTTTCGCACATGCAATAGACCAAATGACGCATAGTGATTCTAACGCACTACCAATGGCTACCCATACCGCTAATAATACAACATGGGGTAATTCCAAGTCATCTGGGAGCGGAAGATTCATCATTTTTGGAAATTAGAATCTCTATATCTAATGAATCGCATTCGGGGCATTGGAACTCGTAGTATAGTGCTGCCACCTCTAACTCGAACATAGCATTATGAACAAGCCATCTTTCTCCCTTGTAGCCACATATCGAGCATTGGAGCATGGTTAGTCATAGGTGTTGTAGTTATTTAGAAAAGAGGTTAAAATGCTTTTATAAACCCCCCTTTACTAAAAATTCAAGAAAAATTTCGAGGGGTGGTGGGCGATGCAACTTGTTAGGCCGTGTCCGTTTTTGGCATCCGTTTAGTCATAGTATATATACCCTACCCAATGGTGCATCTATCGTGCATCAACCACGCCCTTTATAACCTAAACGACTATGCGATAACATGGTGAAACCTATCGACTACACGGTTTCGATTTGTTGGTGTGCCTTTGGTGCATTTGCATTGGCCATAGTAGTAGGGGGTTATACACAATGAACAAAAAAGTTAATTCAAAGACCGACGCCCAAATTCATAGAATGCGTATGCGTGACAACATGAACGGTATTCAAAACGCCTACATCAACAACAAATCAACATCACTAAAAAACGACACTACAAAACCTAACAAACAAACTACTAACGCCTATATCGCTATGATGAACGCACAAATGGAACTACACCGTGAACTTTGCAATACCTACAAATGTTTCGACATTTCAAAAGGTGTTGATGCTAAATTGCACAAAGACATGAACGACATGATAACCCTATTATCAAACCTACATTTGACAAAAGCCGATAAAAAGGCTATGTTAAAAGCACAATACATGGATGCTATGAAAGCGTTAGAATTACAAATGCAAAAGGATTTAGAAAGCCTTTGAATGTTGTTTTGAACTAATTAATGATTAATATATTGTGCGCAATATAAATGGAATCGGGGGGTGTTAGCACCCCCCTTTTCCCCCTTTGTTGAAATGGCCACATCAACGCCCATCATGTGGGCGTGAATGGGTCAATATGGATAACAAAACCATTAGAAACATGATGCGAACCCATCATGCGGTAAATAAAAACCGTGTGGTCATGGGGGATTATGTGATGATGTCTTTAACCGGCATCACACATTGTCAAATGATAGCCTATGTCCTATTGCATGGCATAGAATGGATAGGTGAATAAAATGGCGTGCAAATGTAAAGGCGATACCGACTATGAAATAATTAGGTCATATTATAGCGACGGTTCAAACGGCTATGTATGCGTTGAATGTGGCGACGATATTGAAATGACTTTTGATTGGCACGACTTTAATTGTGAAAGGGGCGACAATAGATGACTAAAAAGTGTGAATGTGAATATGTTGAATTTGAAAATCCAACACCTAAATACGGATATAAAGGCGTAAATGTGATTTGTAAATATTGCATTTATCGCCGTTGGGGAATTTTGAATAGTGGTGATGAATAAATGAATATCACTATTACATTAAAATGCGATTGTGATTACCATTTGGGATTAGATTTAGAAAATGAATTACTATCATGGGTTTGCATTGTTTGTGGTGATATTCAACCTATCGGTTGAACCTATCATAATAGGGTAGGGATTGGGGGGGAAACCCCCCTTTCTTTATTACTATGGGGAACAATGCGACTATCCCAGAATACCCCGCATATATATCTCGAAAAAAAGATACAAAAAATCGTGCAGTATTTTGCCCCAACTTCTCGGGTGGTGGCACAGGCTTACGAAAAAACCTCCTGTAAAATAGTGCAGTGAGTATACCATGTCTTCAGCTCTCGACTGCGGGTGGGTGGAGTTTAATCCCTTAAGGGGGGGCGAAAAAACTACCCGACGCTAGGGGGTATATAAAGCTTCCGCTTGGACAACCCAAATCGTTCTGGTATATATACCCTGGGCTGGTTCGCCGAAAAGTTTAGGTATATAAAGGATTGGCTTGGGTGTGTAAAGCTTGCATCATGGCCTTAATTTGTCAAATCAATTTCTTTTATATATGTGAATGCGTAGCATAAAACATGGTCGGCGAAACCCCGCTACTTTGCGACTTTTGGGTTGGGGCGTGATATTATGACAAATGATGGTATTAAAATTTTGCGTATGCGAATCCGTGATTTCAATAACGGTGTTCAAAATGGTTATCTAAAAGGTGGTATTTCCACTAATAAAAAAACCACTTTGGTTATTATTGAATCTTTGGAATCTAACAAAAAACTTTGGGCGGAACTAATGACAACCTATAAACTAAAATCCGATAAAACTAACACCAATGTTATTATTGACATTGACAACCTAATCACTACATTATCCGAACTACATATGACCAAAGCCGACAAAGCAAAAGCCATGAAAGCGGAATTTGAAAGGCAAAAAGCACTTTTGGAATCCCAATTAAAGGATGCTTTGAACAATCTTTGATTAGATAATTCAATAACTATGAATCACATATTATGCGTAATATGAATGAACTTTGGGGGGGTTCGCCCCCCCATTGTTCCCTTTTTTTTATTTTACTTTTTTATACCAATCGTGTACGCCAGAATTAGGGGAACTACTATCTCGAAAAATACATTTAAAAAATCGTGCAGTATTATTGACCCGCAAGTCATAGGCACACTATCACCTTCTCGAAAAAAGCATTCGCAAAATAGTGCAGTATTTCTTATAGACATAGTATCAACTTCTAAAGTCAGTATTTCAATATATTAAAAAAGTGACTTAATGTGGGGAATATCCCACCGATGCAAATAATATCTTGTTGTTCATGCAATCACCTTATTTTGGTTCATTCATCGCAATTGTCATACACCGGACAATCCTTACATAGATATAACCAACCGGCTTCTTCACATAGCACCAATTTGCACCCTATATCTTGTGGGTTGTGTATAACTTTACACGCATGGCATTTAGTTTCGGTCACAACTTGACCTCCATTGTCACCATAAAACCACTTTCCACAATCGGGGCAATCATGCATCCAACCTTCTTCAATGCATTTTGTGTTGCCACAAAACCCACATTTTATTTCCCTTTTTTCATCTTGTTTTTCCATTTTTATTACCTTTTTTTCCCTATTGGGTTATTATACCCTATACATACTAACTATATAATAGGGTCGATGTGTGGAAGATTAGGTGATTTTTTTAAGTGGGGCAAGTTGAGTCGACCTGACAAGGGTTCTCGAAAAAACTATTCGAGAAATCGTGCAGTAATCTAATGACTGACAAGTTGTAACTAAGCATACGCCTTGCTACGCAAAAGGTGGGCGGTTTAAGGACATGCCCAGGTCTGAGGGGGGATATGCTAAATCAGATTATTCGTGTCCTACGAGCGGTACAAGTCTTTCGAGTATCGGTACAATTAGAGCCAATCATCATTGTTGAGATAGTGCGGTCTTTGCGAGGATAAATCAACATTACGCAGCCACAATTAAATTCCACTTTGCGGGTAAACTTTCGAGTCATAATTATTCACCCGAGTATAAATCAACCATGACAATTTTTGGGATAACGGAGAAGCGGTGGTCGTCGCACAAGTGGATATATTTATCACCGTTAATCCAATCAATTAAGATGCAACCACAATCAAGGGTTTCTTTGATACCGTAAGGTTTTAGGTCATACTTTAAGATTTGTTCGGGGGTATGAGGCAATACAATCTTTTCGTAGTCATCGTAAGGTATGTGGTCGTCGTCAAACCAATCGGCAACACAAGGGTAGCAAATCTTTTCAGACCCACCGTCGCCACCAGATAGGTTGATGTATTGAGTTACGATGCAATCACATTCGATGCAAGTTCCAATCATCCTACCTTTGTTTACCGGTTCACGAGCCGGTGTTTGTTCGCAAGTTTTTTCTTTTTTCAGTTGTTTATGGGTTTTTTCCATGTTTATACATACAGGTCGCCGGTATATATATGTTGCGGTATTGTACTCTTGTATCATTATTTCACCTCGATAGGGGGGAATGGGCTTAGCACCCACTCCCCCGCTTGTAGTCCTAAAATAGTTATCCGAAAAATTATCCTTACTTTTTTCCACCACACTTCTTGCATTCGATTTCTTTGATTGAACTTCCGTCAAAAGCCTTAAGCCCAAGTTTCCATTCATTCATGTTGATGCCACCGCAACCTTCACACCAAAAAATACTTTGTTCGGTTATTCCGGCTCTATATTCTTTGGTAGTTGCTTTTTCCAAAATCCTTAGGGTTGTTAGAATGCTATAAAAAACACTCTCCCAAACCCTATAATCTTGCACATCATCACTAACCAACCCACGATATATTCTTCTTACATTTAATAATGTAGCCCGAATATCACGCGCGTCTTCATATCTCATTTCTCTTTTTTTATCCATTTTTTCACCTTCTTTTTATTTTTTTCTTTTTTTTATACCTTCATGTAGGAACATTTCTATTGTACTTGGTTTCACATTCCCAACAAAAGACTAACCATCCTTCGTCGGCGGGATATATGAAATAGTCATAACCTTCGCTTAGGCTATGACATATTACCTTATTGCACATGCTACATCGTATATCATCTTCTATTACCATTCTATCACCTATACCCTACGGGTAATCACTCCTACGCATGGTAGTATATAGTAGGGTCGGATTCACGGTCTTAGTGGTGTTTAGGCGAGTAATGATGGGGGAACTATGTCGTGCTGACCCCTCTCGAAAAAATGTCATGGAGATTCGTGCAGTATTACACTGAG